CGTAACGATTGAAGAGGGTTCTAAAAAGGTCCTCCGCCTTGTCTCTCGCATCGAGCGAATGGAGGATATTGAGAAGGTCTTCGATAAGGTCGCGAGCATCAAGGCGCAGGAGTACTTCACCAAGTTCGGCTTTATTCCCTCTCCCGATAATTCCTTCTACGACGTTGGCTTCGGCAAGCTGATCGGTCCGCTGAACGAAGCCGTGAACACCGGTGTGAACCAGCTCCTCGACGCCGGGACGATGGCGAACTCCAACGGAGGCTTCCTCGGCCGAGGCGCGAAGATTCGAGGAGGCGTTTACACCTTTGCTCCTTGGGAGTGGAAGCGAGTCGATTCGACCGGCGATGATCTGCGCAAGTCTATGGTTCAGCTCCAGACTCGCGAGCCTTCTGCCGTGATGTTCCAGCTTCTCGGCATGCTCATCAACTACACGGATCGCCTCGCTGGCACCGTCGACATGATGATAGGCGAGAACCCCGGTCAGAATACCAAGACCGGCGTCGCCAACCAGACCCTCGAACAGGGCATGCAGGTCTATTCCTCCATCTTCAAGCGCATTTGGCGCTCGATGAAGGAAGAATTCGAGAAGCTCCATATCCTAAATCGCCAGTTCCTTCCCGAGTACGTTCAGTTCGGCGATAAGAACGAGCTGATCCGTCGGGAGGACTACAACAACAACGCCTCTCAGACCATTCCGGTTGCTGACCCTCGCATGCTGAGCGACACTCAGCGTGTCCAGCAGGCTCAGGTCCTTGCTGAGCGTGCCACCGTCGTGCCGGGCTACAACCCCTATGAGGTGGAGAAGAACCTCCTCCAGGCTCTCCACGTTGATGGCGTTGATCGGTTCTACCCTGGTCCAGAAGCTCTTCCGCCACGCCCTGATCCTAAGGCCCAGGTCGAGGCAGCGAAACTCCAGCTCGAACAAGCGAAGCTGGAGTTTGAGAAGTCGAAGTTCGTAAATGAGCTTCGAGAGGAAATGCGCCTTAACACAGCGAAGATCGCGCAGCTCGAGGCTCAGGCCCTCAAGCTAATGACGGATGCTAATGCTGCTGGGCAAACCCAGCAGCTCGAAGTCATCAACACTGCTATCAACGCGATGAAGGGTTACAGCGACGTGTTGGCTCAGCGAGCTGAACGTATCGCGGCAACTCAGACTGGAGAAACAAGTGGAGGAGATTCCGGAGGAGAAGCCGTTCCTGGAGTGGCTGAGCCACCCGGTGACGAGAGCGTACCTGAAGGTACTGAGTAACTGGGAAGAAGCCCTCAAACAACAGTGGGCGAACGGGGAGCTCAACGGCGAAAGCATGGAGGCCACTGCAATGGCAAACGCCCAGGCAGTCGGCATGGTCCATCAGCTGAAGAAGCTCAGAGGAATGGATTACGATCAGTTCTATGAAGCCTTAAGTGAGACAAAAGATGAGTGAGACAAAGAACCCCAGCGGCTTGATCCCGTGCGGTCGTGCCGTGCTGGTGAGCCCTACGAACCCGAGAAAGAGAAGACGACGATCATCATCCCGGTGCCTGTCTCTGAACGCCAGAGCATGGTAGAGAACCGGGCGATTGTGATCGAGGCAGGTTCGGAAGCCTGGAGCGACGAGAGCGTTCCACGCGCCAAGCCCGGAGACAAGATTCTGATGCAGAAACTCGCTGGCGTGATCGTGAGGGGCACCGCCGATGGCAAGCTCTATCGCCTGATCAACGACCGCGACATCCTCTGCGTAATTGGAGTAGAGACAAATGGCTGAAGCACAAGTTGAGAACACCGAGGTAACTCCCGAGGGCGGTGAGAGTGAAGCTCCTTCAGGGCCTTCTCCTGAAGTCATCACTCAAGCAACCTCAATGGGCTGGGCACCGAAGGACCAGTGGCGGGGCGACCCTGAGAAGTGGATCGACGCTGATGCCTTCGTCGAGCGTGGGGAGCAACTACTCCCCTTCGTTCGCGCGGACAACCGTCGGCTGAAGGAACAGCTCACTTCTCAGGCACGTGAGCTCTCTTCCTTGAAGGATCAGATCACTGCTCTCACTGAGTTCAACGCCGACATGGCGAAGGAACGCTTAAAGGCCAAGCGTACGGAAATCGCCCAAGGCATCAAAGATGCTCGGGAGAACAACGATGTGGAAGCTGAGCTTGAACTCAAGGATGAACTCGACGAGCTGAACGACAAGCTCAAGACCACTCCAACCGCGAAGAAGGCCCCTGCTACTGAGGAGCCTAACCCCGCGCAGAGCCCTGAGTTTCAGGACTGGATGAGAGGCAACCCGTGGTTCAACCAAGACCAGCGGCGCACCGACTACGCTATGGCAGTAGCCGCACGCCTGCGTAACTCTGGCAAGTTCGGCAAGGACCTGCTCGATGAGGTCTCACGGGAGGTGGCTGAGGTCTTCGGCCAGAACCCTCGCCGGGCTGTCGGTTCGAAGGTCGAAGGCCATGTTCAGAGCGGGACGCCGGCTGGCGGCGAGCCTCGGGGGAAAGGCTACGGTGACCTCCCCGAGGACGCTCGCGCGATCTGCGACCGTCAGGGTCCTCGCTTCATTGGCAAGGGCAAGGCGTTCCCTGACGTCAAGGCCTGGCGCTCCCACTACTGCAAACAATACTTCGGGTGATTCATGACTGAGATCAAACAGACCAATCCTTCAGTAGCCGCCGAGACGCCGGCGGTGCCCTCTCCTGCGCGCAAGCGCATCCCGATGTCAACGCCAAGGCAGAAGCTCTCCGTTCCGCCGATGGACGGCTGGCATCTCTATTGGCCCTTAGAGAGCCGCGTACCGCAGTTCCTCCAAGCCGGCTACGAATTCGTTTCAAGTGACGAAGTCACTCTGAACAACCTCAACCCCTCGGACGATTCTCAGCGAAGCGGCAATGCCGACCTGAGCACTCGCATCCGGGTGGTTGCAGGCCGAGGCGAATCTGGCGAGACCGAATACCACGTGCTGATGAAGATCCGCCAGGAATGGTACGACGAGGATCGCCGCCAGCTCGAGGATCGCAACGCACAGATTCTCTCTTCGATCTTCCGCAACGAATCGATTCTGGGTTCTGAGAACGTCCGCCCAGAGGACAAATCACAGAGGTATGTGAATCCTGAACTTAGCTCGTTCCAGCCGGGCGTAGGCCGAGCACCAAGTTCTAAACCGCTGTTTCAGCGGCCAACGAGGAAAGCCCGCTAACCAACTTCATCCATTCGGAGCATCCAGATGCCTAACACAAACAAGCCTTCTGGGTTGACTCCCGTCAAGTTCCTCGGTGGCGCGGACTGGGACGGGAAGGTCAATCTCTACTACGTTGCGGCTAACGACCCCAACGCGCTGTACCCTGGCGATCCCGTCACCCTCTCGGGCAACGGCGATCCCGTCAGGGGTATCCCCGGTGCAACCATCGGCGTTGCAGGTGCCACCATTTGCGGCGTGGTCGTCGCCATCGGTGTGAACCCTGACGGTGGTCCCTACATCAACCCCAACAACCTTGGTCTCACGAGTGCACCGGCGACCAAGACCCAGCCCTACTACATCGCTGTAGTGGACGACCCGAACGTCATCTTTGAGATCCAGGAAGTCGGCACTGGAACTCAGCTCACCTCCGCCGACATCGGTAACAACGCGAACTTCGTCGCCGGTGCTCCTGCCACCGGGGCGGTGTACAGCGGTTACCAGCTGAACAACGTCGGTGCTGGCACCAGCTCGACGCTGAACCTCAAGCTTCTGGGCCTCACTCGCAAGTACGACAACGGGGCATTCAATGCCTTCGGCGCGTACGCGAAGTGGCTCTGCTTGATCAACAACCACGCCTTCCGCGCGGGCATCACCGGCGTCTGATTTTACACTGAACTGAGGAGAACGAAAAATGGCTGGTGCTGTAATTACAACTGGCAATCACCCCAAGGCGCTCTGGCCGGGTGTGCATGCCTTCTGGGGTCAGATCTACAACGCCCACGAGACAGAGTACGACGATCTCTACGACGTGGACGACAGCGACAAGTCGTACGAGGAAGACGTCCAAATCACAGGCTTCGGTATCGCACCGGTGAAGCCTGAGGGTGCGGGTCTCTACTACGACACGGAGATCCAGGGCGCGATCCAGCGCTACACGCATATCGCCTATGCGCTGGGTTACAAGGTGACCTTCGAGGAACTTCGCGACAACCTTTACGAGGTCGTTTCGATGCGTCGTGCGAAGGCGAACGCCTTCTCTATGTCGCAGACGATTGAGAACGTCGCGGCTGCGCCGTACAACGATGCCTTCACTGGCGCAGTGTTCACCTTCGGTGATGGCGTTCAGATGATCTCGACCTCTCACGTCAATGCGACGGGCGGCCTCTACTCGAACCGCCTCTCGCCAGACGCCGACCTGTCCGAAGCCTCCCTCGAAGACATCTGCATCCAGATCATGGGCGTGCAGACGGATCGTGGCCTGCTGATCAACGTGATGCCGCAGTCTCTGCACATCGCACGCCAAGAGTGGTTCAACGCCAATCGTATCCTGAAGAGCGTTCTTCAGAGCGACACGGCGAACAACAACCTCAATGTCCTCAAGGCGACGAATGCCTTCCCGAAG